CCCCACCGGAGGGCAGGGAACCGCCGCTGCAGCCACCGCAGCCGCATCAGCCCCCACACCGAACACCCGCACCCGCTCCACGCCCCAGCCCTGGGCCTCAACCCCCTGGCCCACAGCGCCCACCTCACGACCTTGGGCACACCCTTACACACGCATCCCGCCCACCGCACGCGTCTCCACACTCCCCGCGTCCACTTCCCTGCCGGGCACGCCGCCAGCCCCGCACAAGCCTCTCCCTTAGCCTTGACACACACCCCCCCCGGTGCCTTCACTCCCCCCGAACGCCGCGACCAGCACACCAGACACATCGCCGCCGCCGCCTGCCTGGCCCGCGCCATATGCACATCATCCCCCCGCACACACACCCGCGGACGCACATCCGAACGCACATCGTCCCACACCACATCCATCGGCCCCGCCGCACACCCACACCCACGGTCCGCACCCACCCCCACCCCCACCTGCACCAGCGACACATCCCGCGCCGCCCGTACATCCGCCCCCACGCCCGTCCGCCCCGCCTCCGCCAGCAGATCCCCGATCTCCTGAATCTCAACCGCCATTGCACTCACAGCAACGCCTCCAATCCCACTCCCCCGACTTCATCCGCTCCCACCACCCGCACCCGCTGCCCAAAACTCCGATCGACGCTCTGCCGATCGATCGACAAAACCCCATTCATCCGCACCGGCCCGGCCGCCCGCCCGCCATTGCACTCACTCCCATCCTCGCTCTGGCACGCCTCGGTGGCAATGAACGTATACAGCCGCTCTCCGGTAATCTTCTCACGTGAACACTCAATTTCAACATTGGGCAACGTCTGGCAATATTCGTGCGTCTCATATTCAAACGTGAAATGGCTCACGCCGTCATCTTCATAAAACGTCCACTTGACGATGAACCATGAATTCCCCCCCAGGCTGCCGACATGCGAGCCCCGCTTGATCGGGCACCCGTTGCCATCAAACAGCCATTGCCCCTCCAGCCCATCAGTGCGAATCGCAAACCCGCACGCTTCTCCCAGCGATCCATTGAACGCGGAAATACTGGGGTCGGGGACTCCCACCTCCTGCCCGTGGCAATTGTCGATGGCAAACTGCGTGGTTTCGTAGCGGCAATCCGGATCGCGCAAGAGAAAAGTCTGATAGAACTCCGACAAATCCTGATCACACCGCCCCGTCAATTCCAGACACCCATCGCCGCCGACTTTCAACACCGCCGCGGTCACGTTCACATTGCTGCAGCGTTGATGCTGCTCGAGCTCGGCCGTACACGGCGCCGGTGGCGGCCGCCCGGTATTGAGATACGCCACAAAAGCAGGCGTCGAATTCACAGTGCGATCAAACGTCTCCCGCCTGGTCACCTTGTACTGCCGCCCCAGATCCGAGCAGCTCCAATGCCCGCCACCCACGCCACACACCCACCGCAGCCGCGGCACACAGCGAATCTCCTGGCAGCACAACCCGCACGCCGCCGCGCGATCGCGCCAGTGAAACCACACGCCCCCAATGCCGGGCCCGTCATACACCTGGATCTGATCATCCGGGCAATTGATGGTAATATTGGTCCCGGGGCAATACACGACAAAGCACGCCCCGCCCAGCTTGAAAATCGCCGGACAATACGCCCGCGCATGAAAAGACTGCCCCCACGTGGTCCCATCACCCCAGTCAGTCTCACTCCACACCTTCACCCACCCGCTGCAGTCATTGGCCGTGCAATACCGCCGCAGATAAATCCACCGCGGCTCTCCACCTCCGCCCCCGCCATCACAACAGCACCCATCCCCATCCTCGCCGGCAATGCAATAGCCATCGGCCATCACACTGACTTCACCGCGAGCATTCACCAACGGCTGAAGCATTGATCGTGTCTCTCGGTTCTGTGGAGCGGCGGACGTACGTCCGGTAGCGGATCAGTTTGAAAAAGGCCATCAGCTCAGTGTGGTCTCATCGCAGCACGAGCGGAGTGGAACGACAGTGCAGCGGAGCGGACATAACACGGCAGCGCTGAGGCAAAGCCCGCGCAGCGGAGTTTTAATTCCCAAACACCCCCACCGACCCCTTCGCCGCCTCCACCAACTTCGCCGTCGACTTATCAATATTCACCAGCGCCCGCACCCCCGCCTGCGCCGCCTTCAACTGCTCGCGGGCCTCATTCAACCCCGGCACGGTCGCGGCATTAAACGTGCGATCACCACCCACCGCCCCCAGTCCAATCGCCCCGGCGCCCGCCTGAATCGCCACGTTGTAATGTTTCGATTTCTTGTCATCAAGCCGCGTCAATTCATCCACCGCATCGGCGGCGCTGGCCGCCCGGGCTTCCGCCGCCAGCAGGGCCTTGGCCGATGATGTCAAACCATCCTGCCCCTGCAGCTTGACCAGATATTCCTGCAGCTTGATCTCGCGTTCCACGGCCTTGGCCTGGGCATCGCTCATGTGCAGCCGATCCTGCGACAGGGCAAACTTCTTCCGCTCCAGGTCATAATCCAGCAGGGCCGCGTTGCTCTTTTTGTCCGCCGCCTCGCGGGCATCATCAAACGACTTGGCTTCCTTGCGGGTTTTCTCCGCCGCATCATCCACTCGCTTGTCCGCGTCCTCCTGCGCCTTCTGGATCTTGCGATCGCGTTCCTCCTGGGCCCGCAGCCGCATGGTGTTGGCCATATCCGCGGGCTTGCCCTTGGTGTCTTCAGCGATCTTTTTAAGCTGGGCCTGATACTCAATCTCGGCCTTGAGTTCATCAGTGTGCTGCTGGCTTTCTTCGCCCGCCAGTTCGCTCATCTTGGCTTCGTGCTCCAGTGCATTGGCAGAGAGCAGGGCCGCATTGGCCATCTCTTTCTGAATGTTCTCACTCTTCTTCATGGCGGCGTTCACGCCTTCGATCTCAGCCGACCCGCCCTCCCACGCTTCCTTGAACCCCGCGCCGCGATTGTTCCACGCGAACTTGAAAAACCCCGCGACCTTGCCCGCGAAATTGGCCGCCTCTTCGCGCTTATCAGAAATCCACTTGAACACGCCCTCGCCCGCATCCGTGAACATCGAGAGATCCCGCCCCAGGCTGGCGAACATCTCGCGATGCGATTCCCCGATCCGCTCCAGACTCGCGGCCACATCCAGATTCTTCTTCGCGTATTCCTCCAGCGATTTCGACCCCAGTTCCATGATCGAATGCAGCCCCATGGCCCCCGCGATCGACTTGGCAAACCCCTTGAGCACATGGTCCGACCCATGCTCCAGCGTCCCAAACGCCCGATTCGACTTGTGCGCCGACTTCTCCGCCGAATACGCAAACTTATCCAGCGCCGACAACACCCCCTGGTCCGCCATCGCCGCATCAAACTTTAAATCAGCCACGTTCGCTTCCTGTCTTCACCCCAGCGGGGTGAGCGATAGTTGCCACGGACGTATGTCCGGGTTGAGGGGCTTTGCCCCGATACCCCTGGTAAGCGGGCTCGCCCGCGCTTCCTCAGAATGCTCTGGCCGCCACTCGTGCTTTGACGATGGCGGCATTCTTCTTCTTGATTCTTCCTCTTCCTCTTCCCCACCCTCACTTCTTACTCGCCGCCCGCACCGCCTGCAACTTCTTCCGATACGCCGCACTCATGGGCTTTCCACCCACGGCCTTCACATACGCGGCCACCTTGCGCGTCACCCCAGTATTCGCCGCCACGATCGATGCATGCGGCTCCTTGTTGTGCAGCTGCATCAGGATCACACCCGACTGAGATTCATTCAGCGATCCCGATCCGCCATACACCGCGGTGCGCACCGTCGCGAACGGATTGAGCCCGCGCCCACCGATCACAATCACCGGCCCATCCTTCACCGGCAAAAACTTGTCGACCTCTTCCTTGAGCCGATTATCCCGCTTGATCAACCGCTTGATATCCTGCTGCATCTTGCGCCCGGTCGGCCCCACCTTGGCCCCGGGCGGATACAGAAACGCGAATTTCTTTTCCAGCGTCAAACGCTTTCGATGCGTCTGCACCCACTGCCCCACGATCCGTTCATAAATCCGATTCGCCCACCGACTGGGCCGAAGCACGGGCAGCGGTTTGAGATCCGCCCCCGCATCGCCAGTGGCCTCAAGCCAGGCCCGCCGCAAACGGCCCGTATCTTCCGGCGTCAACGCCGAAAACCCCGCCTGCACCACATTCACCATGGTCTTGGCCGCGGCCCGCCGCACCGAAGGCATCTTGCGCATCATCTCCGACTGCGCCGCCCGCCAATTCTTTGCAGATACCCGTATGCGAAGTGCCATGATTCTCCCCTCTTTCGAAGGTGTTGCGAGTGGGTATAATCTGCCTCACGCGGGCACTCCCCGCACTGCGTTCTGGCAGGCTCCAGAACTTGAAATACCCCACCGAAAGTCGGTCTCGCACCGGGACGCAGAAATGCGTCTAGGTTGGGGTGCGCTGTGCATCGACTCACCCCGCCCCATCCGCGCCACCCGTCCCCGCACCACCCGCAAAGCTCGAACCCCCCGCAGCTCCCAGCGCAGGCCGCGCCAGCGCCTCGCGTTCGCGCCGCTCCAACACCGCCGCGGGCGAATTGGTCCCTGGCGGCGGCGCACACGCCTTGAGCGCGATCTGTTCATCAATCCAGAATTCCGCCGTCTCAGGCGCGCCATCTTCACCGCGACGCCGCACCATCCAGCAGATATCCCCGACTTCGGCGGCCACCAGCCGCGGCACCACGCCATTGCGGGCCCGGGCCGGCCGTCCATACGTGGGCACCACATTGGGCACGGTCACATTGAGCGACTTCACAGCGACGGCATACTTGACGCCCGGCTCCAGTCCCGTGCCATCGGCATCCACACCGGCGCGGGAAGCGATCCGGCACCGCAACAAGATATCAAACCCCTGATCACCGGCATCGACACGATCGAGCAGGATATTCATCTTGCGGATCAGTTCCCCCTGCCGCTCGAGCTCGCCCACCACCTTGTTCCACTCCGCAGCAGAAACCGGCTCACCCTTATTCGCTTTTTTAAAAAACAAAGCAAGCCTCCTGAAAAGGCAATTGATTCATAGAGGTCTCATCGCAGCACGAGCGGACGGACATACGTCCGGGAGTGGAGTGACAACGTAGCGGAGCGGATGCAACACGCCAGCGCACGGGTCAAGCCCGCGCAGCGGAGTTTTCACCACAGCCCCGCAAACGAAGCCTTCTCATAAATCTCAACAGTGTTGCGCGCCAACGGCTCTCCATCCTCCGATTCCTGCACCCACGAATACAGCCAATCTTCCGAGGCCCACAACTCATGCGTCACGATCGTGAGCGAATTGCGCAGCTCGATCGCATGCGACTTGTACAGCAACTGCCCCGCGGTAAACGCCAGGGCATTGGTCCGCCCAAAGGGCGACGGCACCACAATGTCATGATCATTGACTTTTGAGGGCCGCATCAATCCCAGAAACTGGGAGATGGGAATCGCGGCATTAGGCGCGTACGCCTTGGAGACCTTGAGCACCAGGATCCCCACATCAAGATTCACGCCGCGACCGTTATCGATGGGCGCGTTGAGATGCGTGGTGGTGCCGACATTGAACCCATACATCACCGGCTGCGAAATCGTGCCGATGCCGTATTCGCTCCAGGTCTGTCCGGCCCGCGTGGGTGCGGGGTTGTCACTGACGGAAGCAAAGTTAGGCGGCCCATACGGCACCGAGACCTTGATACGGCCCAGGGCCTCACCGATGCGATTGACGACGATCCATTCCGCCTTGCGGGTCAGGGCCTGGCACCCGGGATAGTCAACCGACCAGGGATCACCGCGGGCCGGCAACCCGCTCACGGCTCCAGTCACGGCCTCGGCCAAGGTGCTGGCGCCGCTCACCAGATACTCGCGCAGCCCCACATACCCGCCCGGCCCATCCTCAAACGACTCCCGATAGGTGCCGTTGGCCTCACGAATTTGCGTCGCAACTATCGCCATGGTTTAACCGCGTGCCCTTCCGAGCACCCCAGCGGGGTGCCCGAGTGTTGCCAGGGGTTGAGCCCGCCTCGGGCGATACCCCTGGTAGGCAGGCCCTTGGCCTGCTTCCTTAGAAGGTTCTCGCCGCCACTCGTGCTTTGACGATGGCGGCACACTCCTCACCATCAACCAATCACGAGCTTGCCACAATCTCCGGCCCCGATCCCAAAAACTTCGCCGAATTCGTAAACGGATTCGCCATGATATTTTTCGGCGGCAGAATGATCTTGACCCCCTCACCGATCTCATAGTCCGCGATCGTGCACGCGGCCTTGAGCCCCGACATATCGATGATGCCGGTGTACGCATAGATCTTGGTGGTGATGTCCCCGGCCAGCCAAGTGAAGAGCTTGCCATTGAAATACAGATTCCCGAACGATCCCGCGGTGTTGTCCATCACCAGCGTCGCATCGCCGTCAATCGTCCCCAGCGTCACGATGCGATTGTTGGTGCAGGTCCCGCTCTTTTGCAGCAGGGAAGCAGTGGTGGGGGGCGAACCGGCGCCTGAGAGCGTCAGGTCCCCGGCCTTCATGATGATCGCGGTGGCCACGCAATCGGTATTGAGATACACCCGCCCCGCCCACAGCCGCAATTTGGTGATCGTGCACGTGGTGTACGTGATCAGGAAGTTGCGCACCAGCTTGATAAACACATCGTAATGAATGTCCGAGGTGGACACCGAACCGATGGTGAAGTCGCTCTGCCCGCCGCGGATCTCAACCGACCCCGTGGAGGTGCGATTGCAGATGAACGTGAGCGCCGACAGGAACGTCCCAAAGAACTTGGGCCCGATCAAAAGCTTGGCCAGGTCGGTCGCGATCGAAGTCGAAGTCGAGTACGCATCCGAGTTCTGCACAAAGTTGGCTTCATCGCCCGCAGACCAGGAGCCCACGACCAGAGAAACCTTCACATCGACGTTTTTGACGCTGTTGTTATATACTGCCATGAGATTCCGCTACGCGGGCGTTGCCTCGCGCCTCCGTGTTAAGTCCGCTCCATTACGCTCCCCGAAGGGTCGCTCCACTCCGCTCGTGCTGCGACCAGACCCGCACCGAATCAGTTACCTAGAATCAGGAATGCCACGCCGCCATGAATCAGTCGCGATCATGACCGTCATCGGATTCGTCCTGGTCGCTCTCTACATCCTCGCCCGCGTCATCATGATGATCGCCCGCTCCGCCACCGCTCCCCGCTCATGACTCCCGCCGTTTTCATTTTCCAGAGACCCATGAAATGGGTCTGCGATAGTTGCCAGGGGTTGAGCCCGCCTCGGGCGATACCCCTGGTAAGCGGGCTTGCCCGCGCTTCCCTAGAAGGCCCTGGCCGCTGCTCATGTTTCATGACAGCGGCTCTCTTCTTCTTAGCTCTCTTCAACTCCCAACCTCACCCCACGCCCATCGTCATGTTGTTCTGATTCGAAGAGAGCACCGGATACTGATACCCGCCCACCGCGCCGCTCGCCGGAATCGGCACCCCATCGCGGTCATACGCCGCGTGCCTGGGCCCATGGCTCAAGCGTGCCCGCAACGGGCTCGATGAACCGATGTGGTAGTCGCCGCTGCCCGTTCCGCTGTTGGCGTTGTAGTGGTATTCGCTTGCGCCGCTGGCATCGCCGGAGCGGTCATCAGTAAAGAGCGGATCGGAAACAGAAACGATGGAACCGATGCCCGCATAATCAGGCGGGAAGATTGAGAGCCGGGCCCAGTTGTCATAGCAGCAGGTGCCCCAGTCATGCCACCAGCCGCCCACGCGGGCCGCATTCGCGCCGCCGTTGCCGGTAAAGAGGTCGTGCTTGGTATTTTGCGAAGCGAACACATTGCCCGAGACCGCCCACCATTTGCGCGAGTAGTTCGAAGTGTTGGCGGGCAGACCATCGTTGTAAAGATAGTTATTTTTCGCACCCGGAAGCGTGTTGTGCGCAAACACGCCGTGATCGTGATCGACTTCTGCAGTTCCTTCTGCAATAGAGAAAATCGGACTGCCGCTCAGTTCGATTCCTTCAAGCACATTGCCAACAAAAAACATATCTCCGCGGGCCGCAGTATCTTCACCGCCCGATGCCGAGCCATTAAACGAAATACTGTTGTGGACATCCAGAGCTTTGTTATTCTTGAACAGGGTATTGAACTTGTTGGCGCCAGCGGTCGCGGTGCCGTGATTGTTGTTCGGATATCCCTTGCCGCCATAGTTGCACGCCACCATCTTCCACCAGCCATTCACTTTCTGAGCGGTGGACGATGTTCCAAAATCAACGCCGTCATAGGAGTGGCGATTCTTGACCGAGCCGGAGACGTAATTCAGGGCGAACTGATAGGCCGTCAGCCCCGTGCAATTCTCCCAGTACACACCGTCGAAGTCTTCCGAGCAGATATGCTGCGAAGCCCGGAATCCGTTGCTGTTAAACGCACAATCCGACCAGCGCATCGAGCATCCCGCCACGCCCGCATACAAGGCCGCCGCCGCGGTCATCTTCACGTTCACATTGTTGAACCAGAGATAATCCGCCTTCATGATCGCGAACCCGTTCAGGCACACCGTGCCGCCCAGGTCGATCGGATCCTGTGTCACCTGCCGCCAATACCCAAGCGCCGCCGGAGCTGATGCGAGCGTGGCCAGCGTGTGGTTCTGATTCTTGATATAGATCAGCGTGGCGCCCGCCACCACCGCCGCCTGAATCGTGGCATAGGGCGTGCCGCGCGCTGTTGCGAGCACTGCACTGGTCGCCGAACCGCCGCCCGCGCCGGTATCCACCACCGCATAAATTGTCAACGCCCCGGTCTTATTGCACTTGAATGTCAGGGTGTGGTTTTCCTGAATCTTGTAGTCGCTGCCATGTGTTCCAGTATCAAACGCGGTATCACCACGCACCGGATAGGCGCGGCACCGGCAGGCCAGGTTCTCCGCCTGCGTGAACGCCGCGATCGTGAACGTGCCCGATTCGTAATCGTCGGAATACGCATTGGTCGCGGTGCGTTTAAACTTGGTGCGCGTGGTCACGATCGAATTCTGATTCACCAGCGATGTCGCGCCGTCCACATCGAAGCGGACGCACGCGATGCCATCGAACCCGCCGTGCACATACTGAGGATCAAACCGCAAACTGAAATCGGCACCGACTAATTGATTATCAACCGTGCGCGACCACATCCCGCGCGGCACTGGATACGCCAGCGTGCTGTTGTTCGTGAAGGTCGGATCCGCATCGGGCGTGCCGCTGGCCCGGCTCGCGTTTCCGCCCTGTGTATAGAGACCTGCCAGTAGCGTGCATGCCGTGAGCGTGTCGCCGGAATACACCGGCTCCGAGAGCGAAAACACGATGATCACATCAGAACCGGAAACGGTCTCATCTTTGGTGCTCACACCAGCAACCCGCCGCGCCCTGGTCAAATAGGTGGTGATCGTTGGCGTGGTTGTCGCCGCCGCCGCGCTGAATCCCTTGGTCGTGATCGTGAGCAAACCCTTCGCGGTCGATACCTGCGCGAGTCCCGCGGATTCGGCGCCACCGGCAGCGTCATAGGCATAGGTGCCGCCCGTGCCTAGACCTTCAAACTTCACAGCCACGGAAATGCCATCCGCCTGCACCGTGACTGATTTGATACTGCCCGTCGCCATGTCTCACGCTCCCGCCACAGCTTCACCCGCGGCCCATCACATCAATCACACACCATCTATCTCGAACCCGCCGCCGACACCAAAGCGACCGCCTCAGATATACCCGAAGTTCACGGTGATTTCACTCGCCGCCACCGCGTTGTTATCCAGCAACGCCGCGCCGGTTCCCAGTGACCAGGAGATCCCGTTATTGAAATTCAACCCGCCATCAGGAATGGGAATATTCGTGCCCGCGCCCGCGGTATTGCCGGGGATAATGAATTTCAGCACCGGCACATCCGTGCCCGGCACCGGCGTCGTTGCCTTGTCATAGATCGCCAGATAGCGGGCCGCGGCGTTCACGTTACCCACGGTCAACATGCCGATCTTGCCGGCCGAAGCCTTGAGATTGGTGGCGTTGGTGGAAGCGGCGCTCACGTAAGTCGCGGGAATATACGTCGTCATTGTCTCTTCTCCAGAAAGTGCATCGGTGATCTTCACACGCCGACCGCCGCTCGAACGCGCTGCCCGAACCGTGTTGTTCATGGCGCGGAAATCCTCACCGTGATATCAACCTTGATGGCCGAATCCGCGGTGTAATTGAAAATGCCCAGATACTCGACATCCGCCACATCCAGCGGATTGCCCGGCAACCCCGTGCCCGTCATGGTCTCCGCCGTGGCAAAGTCGCTCCAGGGCCCGCACGGCGAGCTCGAGCGCTTCACCGTCCCGATCCAGGTGCTCCGCGTGCCGCTCACCACCGCCGTCTGCACGCTCGCCAGCGTCCCCTCGCCCACCGCAACAATCGCCGGATTCCCAAAACGATCAAGGCACAACCCCGCCGCGGAACAATCGATCCGCTCAAAGGTCTGCTTGATAGGTTTCATGGACTTCTTCGATCACATTTCTACGCCGCCAGCTCAACATCACTCTTCACCCCAGCGGGGTGAGCGATAGTTGCCAGGGACGTATGTCCGGGTTGAGGCGGTCTTCCGCCGATACCCCTGGAAAGCGGGCTTGCCCGCGCTTCCTCAGCCTGCCTTGCGCCGCTGCTCATGTTTCATGACAGCGGCCTTTCTTCTTCTTCTTCTTCTTCTTCTTCTTCTCTGCTGACTTCTTCGACTACATCACACCCGCCCGCGCCACCAGAGCCAGGTCCCGGGCCTCTTCCAGCTCGCGCACCCGTTCAAATTCAATCCATATCGCCAACTGCCCCGGCGTCAGGCGCTCCTGCGCCTCCAGGCTCATGCTGGGCACGCGCTCGGCCAGCCGCATCAAAAGATACAGCCGCGTCACCCGGTAGCGGTCAGGGAGCTCGGGGCCCGATTCGTGCCCGGCTTCCCAGCCGATGGATGCGAGAGACACTCCACTAGCCCCGTAATCGCTGCCTGCACGTTCACCGGCAACGATGAAAAGACTTTTGGGTCGAGCTCTCCGCTCTTTTCCTGTTCGCCGTTCACCCGCTCATACGCCTGGCCCAATGCCAGCACATCATCCTCGGTCAGCACCGAGCCAAACTCTTCTTCCACCGCATTCACCCACGCGGCCATGTGTTCGCCGCCAAAGCCGCAGGTGGAATCGTTCTGGGCAATGCCCGGCACATACCCCATCGACCGCGCGATCATGGCCAGCTTCACCGCCCGGGCATAATCGTTGAATTCCTCCTGGTAGGCCGCATCGCGATAGTCCGGCTCTTCCGGCGCGAGTGTCCCCTTCAAAGGATTCTTTTTCAATGGCGGCTGCGGCTTGGTCAACGCCGCGCGGATCTGCAGGACTTCCGCAAAGGGAATCGCCCGCAGCTGCACCTCCTTCTTGAGAGAAGGAATTGTGACCGACACCTGTTCACGCTCCACACTGAGGTCCGCCAACGTCAGAGACATACGCAACTCCTATGGGTATAAATCCGCTTGCGAGGGTTATACCCGTACCTCCCGGAATAATTTCACATTTTGCGGAATTTTTACCGCACGCAAAATCAATTCACAATGTATTCACATTGAATACACAAATTTAGAATTCCTCTTCTATTTAGTACGTGGCGATCGTGTTGTCGCGGATGCTGAACTTGAGCGTCACGGTGTCGAAATCGGTCCCCGCGGTAAACTGGGGGGCTTCCATCAGGCTCGCGGTGGTGCTGGTGATGGAATCGCCGGTGGTCGCTCCCCGATACGTGGGGATCTTGAAGACGATGCTGTGTTCGCGCACCACGCCATCGGGCGAAGCCTTGCGCGTGGTCAACAGCTCGAGCAGTTCGGCATCGTGTTTGCCCACCCGCAGGGTCAATTCGATTTCACCGGGCTCATCTTCGCCTTCCAGCGGCGCCTGCGTGACCGAGCGGTCCTTATACATGATCGGCGCGTAATTGAAACAGGGCTTGAACTTCAGCGATCCCGGCGCGATGTTGAGCACATCCAGCGCGGTCCCGCCCTGGGGCGTGATCGTGAAAACGCCGCCCGCCTCAAACCGCCGTGAAACCGTCGCATTGATATTTGCCATAAAACTCCGCTACGCGGGCGTTAACTCCGCGCTCCCGTGTTGAATCCGCTCCATTACGTTCGCCGAGGGCTCTCTCCACTCCGCTCGTGCTGCAGATACCTCACCGACCCTTTTGCCTTCTTCCGGAGTGGCATCGGCTTACGGACGTACGTCCGGGCCGATGTGCCTTTCTCTTCGCCTTCTCTGAGCACCCCAGCGGGGTGCCCGAGAGTTGCCAGGGGTTGAGGCGCTTCGCCGATACCCCTGGAATGCGGACTCACCCCACCATCGGATCCACCGGCACCTGCACACTTCCACCGCCCGATGTATTCGTACACACCCGGCCATGAATCGTGACCATTCCCACCGGCGCGCTCATGATCCCCGACCCATCCGACCCGATCGGCCCCAGGCGAATTTCCGCCCGCTCCAAAATAATCGAATGCCCTTCCACCAGTGTCGCCTTGCCCACCAGTCCCGCCTTGAGCACGCCCGCGATATACGCCAGGTGGTGCGTGCTGGCCGTGGATGAAGCTCCCGATGGATCTCCCTCGGTTTCCTTGACCCCGATCTCGCAGATCACCTGCACAGAGCCCGAATCCGCCGAAGCATCATCGAGCTGCCGCGCGTCATCATCAAAGTTGATGGCCAGGAGCCGGCAATACCGCTCCTGCTCATCGCGATCCTGTTCCCCAAAGTGATACAGCGTCACCGCGTTGGCGCCGCTAAACGCCGCAATCGCTTCCAGCCAGGTCTCCACCTGCTTCTGCACTGAAATCGGATTGATAAAGATCATGTCTTGCGCTCACACAACACGCTCAGCATGCGGCCATCGCCGCCGCGGCGGACCATCGAGCAGTTCCAGATCAGGGTTTCATCCACGATCACGTACATATGTGCATCGTCATTGGTCAACTTCAAAGCCGCATCGACCATGTAGACCCGCTGCCAGTGATTCTTCGCGATCACAATATCTTCGCCGCGAATCGCGGTGATGGTCGAGTCCGCGCTGCTGCCCGCGCGCTTGCCCGTCGCCGCCGTGAACGCCGCGGGCACCCGCTTGCGCAGCGTCACCGTCCGCCCGGCTGACAACTGATCCAGGCAGTCATCCCGCATCAGGTCAAGTTCTTCTGAATACCCCACGTCAATTCCCTTTGGCCTTCACGTCTCTATCACTGCGATCGAGCAAGATCCCCACCTTGGTGCGGATATCCGCCAGAGCTTCATGATCCGAATTGGCCTTGGCCTTGAGCACCTTGATGTCTTCGCTGTTGGCCGCGACATCCTTCTGCACGATGGTGAACGTCACCGCGCCCGCCAGAGCCACCGAGATCACGCCGGGCGCGATCGAAATCGCGAGCTCCCCCAGTGATTTTTTGTCCGCTCTGGTCAACAAACACCTCCGGACAACAAAGGAGCACCGTTCACGCCGTTCACACCCTGCACGGTCGAGCAGAGCCATTCGCATCCACGCGGGGCACACGGCATGTAGTGCAGCTTCCGCCATGGTTCCAAAAGGAGACTAAAACTTCCGCTGCGCGGGCTTGACCTGCGTTCTGTCGTGTTACGTCCGCTCCGCTACTTTCCGGACGTATGTCCGCGAGGGCTCTCTCCACTCCCGGACGTATGTCCGTCCGCTCCAAGCTGCGACGATACCTGTTCTTTGCCGTTTGCCTTTTCAGAGCACCCCAGCGGGGTGCCCGAATGTAGCCAGGGGTTGAGGCTGGCTCTGCAGCCGATACCCCTGGTAAGCGGGCTTGCCCGCGCTTCCTCAGAATGCTTCGGCCGCTGCTCGCCTTGCGACAGCGGCATTCTTCTTCTGTTTCTGGTTCTGATTCACTCATCAAACTGCATGGCGAACTCTGCTGCAGAATGAACTGGTGGCGGCCAGTTCATCCACAATCAGACAGAGTTGCCATGCATTCTCACGAGGGCGCCACACCCTTCTGTTCAATGATGGTGTGGGCCCCATCAGTCACTTCTTTCAAGATCACGCCCGCGGCCTCTTTCAATTTATCCGCCAGTCCCGGCACCTTGTCTTTGGCGTTCTCGATTCCCCGCACGATCGAGCGGGTATCTTCTTCCGCCGCTTCCTTGTCATCCTTCGCGACCGCTGCAACTACTGCCTGCTTGCGACCATACAAGGCGCCGCCGATCCCCAGCACGCTGCCCAGCATTCCCAGTATCGCTCCGCCACCCGGTATCGCACTCGCGGCCGTCGCCGTCAACGGGTTATTGATCACCATATCGCCGATCTTGAAGAGTGCCGCATTCTGCTCAATCTGCCGCTGGATATCCGCCTGGGCGATCTCCGCCAGGGCCTTGGCATCACTGGCCGCCGCGACGAATTTGTTCTGCACATCTTCATGATCGACCAATATCGTCGCGAGCCGGCCCGCCAGGTGTTCATTACCTGATGCGAGCGTGTCCGCCATTTCATTGGCGGTGGCGGTCGCATCGATCTCGGCATTGTTTTTGAGCTTGGCGAGCTTAAGCGCGATATCCCGCTGCACTTTGTCGGCCGCGATCTTCGCAGCCGCCTGGGCCGAGCGAACTTCCTCCGCGGCCTTCTTGGCATCCGCCGCCGCCGCATCTGCCGCCGCCTTCACCTTCGCCGCCGAAGCCGCATTGATCTGCTCAGCAGTCAATTGCCGCCCGTCATACAGCGCGGTAGGTTCCTTGCACCCGGGAATCAAAAAGAAACACACCGCCAGCGCCAGCGTGATCAACACCAGCACCACCGGAAAACATTTGAGCACTGATTTCATACCGCCACCTCAAAAAGAAAACCCGCGGCCGGTAGGCCGCATCAACATTGAAAACCCAAACGATTCACCCAAGGTCTCGTCGCGCCTTGGAGCGGACGGACATACGTCCGGGAGTGGAACGACAGTGCAGCGGAGCGAACGCAACACGGCAGCACCGACGCAAAGCCCGCGAAGCGGAATTACGCTACTGCGTATCTCTCCACCCGCTTGCGATAATTCCTGCAATCTTCCATGGGTCCGATCGTGGAGCGGGCCGCATAGCGCGGGGTCTTGAGATTGATATCAGCTCCGGCGACTTCCGTGCCCGGCCAGCCGGTGGAAATGGCGCGGATGGTGTCACTGAAGCGGGCCGAGTACGCGCCCTGATCAAAGTTCGCGGCCGCGGTGAGCGTGAGCGGCCGGGTCTGGCTCGCGAACGTGCCCGCGGTGCCGTAATAGGCACAATCGCTGCCGCCGCCGGTGTAGGGGTTGCTGGTGCCGTTGGCGCCGTTGGTGATGCCGTGGTAGAAGTTGGCGGCGTTGGACTGAAAGACGCAGCGGAAGGCCCGCACATTGGTGGCGGTGCCGAAGAGATAGGTGTCATTGCCGCCGGTGGTGAGCTCGAACGCGCAGCCGATCAGGTCGATCGCCGAGGTAACGCCGCCGCAGATATTCATGTTCTGCCCGGCCCAGGAGCGGACGATCCGCAGGCGACAGCGGCGCATCTGGCCATTCCAGTCGCCGGTCGATCCGGTGCGCAGTCCGCTGGCCACGGTGGTGCTGAAGCGCCACGAGCAGCGGTGGTATTGGGCCGCCTTGGTGGTGGCGCCGCCAAATTCAATGGCGCCATCGACATCGCCCAGCGTCCAGTCCGCGGTTTCGCCATCGATCCAGATGCGGTACTGGGAGAGATCCGCCTGGTCGGTCACGGCCGGGCCGTTGGATGCCACGCCGTACACGCTGAACATGTGGTCGGTGCGCGAGAGCGCGGTGCAATTCTGACGGAAGACAAAGGCAAAGGGCGTGCCGTCGCCGCTGGTGTGGTAATACCAGGGGATGCCGTTGTACTGGGTTGAATAGACATTGGTGCGCAGAGCGCCGTGGGTCGCGGTGCAGTTGATCAGGATCGATTCCTGATCGCCGGTATGGGCGTAGTGCACATAGCTGGTCATGCCCGAACCGCCCATGATGCCAAGTCCGAATTTGCAGTTGGTAGCCAGGCAGCAGCCGCCGGTTTCACCCACGCCCGAGGCCAGCGCGCCCATCACATGCTGCGGTCCCCACCATGCTCCGCAGTCATCGAACTGGTGCAGGGTGCTCCCCTGGCACTGGCTCAGGAAGCAGTAGTTGCTGCTGGTATCGGTATCCATGCCCCAGCCGGTGGAATTGATGCCGGTGATTTTCTGGAGATCATGATTGGTGAGGGTGATGCCGATTCCGGTGGTCACCTGCACTTCGGCGGTGTTGAGCACATCATCGGTCTTGGCGGCATCGCGATTGATATAGAGCGTCTTGGTCGCGGACTTGTAATACCAGGAGCGGGCGGGCATGGCGACTTCGCTGGCCACGCGCGAATAGACGGTTTCAAGCTGCAGCGCCAGCGTGGCGCCCACCCGCACCCACTTGGGAATCTTCTGGGCGGGCGAAGTGGTTTCAAAGACGCACGAATAGAGCTGGCCGTCTGAGGTCGTCAGCGCGGTATCAAACGTGAATGAACTGGAGAGGGGCACAAAGCCGGTGAACTCAAAGGGCGGATCGTTCGCGGATCCATACGTCCCGAGCTTCACATTGGCGACGCCGGTGGAAAATCCCTGGGCCGCGGAGACACTGGCGGCGGGATTAGCGCGGAGAATATCGCCGCGTTTGAACAGGACTTCGATCGAGCCGGAGCCCTTGATGTTGCCCCAGAGCGTGGCCCAGTCGGCACAATGGCGCACACGGTACGGGCTGGCAAACGTGCCGGCCCCGCCGCCGCCGGTGGCCGAGCCGTTGGTGCGGTCCACCGTGACATACGCCTGCGTGGTCACGCTGAAGGCCAGCTGCGAGAGCAGGCCGATCATCATCAGGCGGATCTTGCCGCGATACCCCGCGGTCCCGGGCGTACCAAGGTTGTAACCGCCGAGCAAAGTAGTAACGCGATTTGACATATGCCGCCTCCATAATTCCGCTGCGCGGGCTTTGCGTACACGCTCACGAGCGACATCCGCTCCATTGCGCTGTCGCTCCACTCCGCTCGTGCTGCGACTGGGCCTGTCGCGAGCCGTTTTCCATTTTCACAGCACCCCAGCGGGGTACCGCGATACGAGATCTCCAACAATCGAAACGCACACGCCCTGGTAGTGGGCCAGAGCGTGCACTGTGGTGTAGAACAGGAATCGGCGGGCTCTGAAATTTCTCCAGACCCGCCTTGAAAATGGTGAACGCTTCGCCCAAGGTCTCGTCGCGCCTTGGAATGGAGTGGAACGTCAGTGCAGCGGAATGAATGTCACTCGCCAGAACTGAAGTCCCCCGCCCGCGAAGCGGAGTCTTTAGGTCTTGGTGTTGTAGATCAAGTTGGCGTAGTCGGTGTTGATCAGCTGCTCATCCGCGAACTCTTCCACGCGCACCACATCCGAGTTCACCGGGTCTTCGCCGTAGGCGTAGACGTTGTAGTCCATGCCCTGCTGAGCCCAGCGGAAGGTGCAACCCAGGCCCGGCTGCATGGTGCCCATGCTGTTGAGCTGCCGCATGGGGAAGTAGAGGAAGGCATAATCTTCGTTCCAGATAGTCGCGAGCGAGGGTGTCGCGTCCTGGCTTGCGGTGTTGTAGCGTGCGGTGGGCACGATCACCTTGTTGACACCGAAGTAGGCCGCGGCCATTTCCGGCGTGATCAATCCCGCGTAGGGCGCGGTGGCGATCTTGAGCTTGTCGATCACATCGGTGACAAACGGGAGCTTGTCGAGGTTGTAGCGGCTCAGCACCAGATTCAGCATGGATTTGGGCACGCCGGTCTTAGTCTGGATATTGCCCGCGGCGGTGGCCAGGTCCAGCGCGGGGGTCGCGGCGGCGCTATCCCAGGGCGTGGTGATGGTCAAGCCGGTGGTGCCGGAGACGGGCAGCGTGGTGGTATTGATACAGGCATCGGCGACGCGCTTGTCGCGGCGGCGCTTGGTGGCCATGACCACGCGGTAGAGCGCGGCATTTTCGCCCACGATACCCGAGGGGTAGCGTTCGCGATCATGGCGGTCGACCGCCTCTTCCAGGCCGTATTCCTTGGTGTACCAGTTGGCGGTGGTGAACTTGGCGTTCAAACGCGCGTAGTTGGAACCGGAGCCGCGGCGGTTGTCGGGCATCTGCACGATGGCATCGACGGGCACCTTGGCGTAGACGCCGGTTTCGGTATCGACCGACATGCTGGGGACGACTTCCTCAGCGATGAAGTTTTCAAATTCAGGAACGCACCCCGCGGCGACAATCGCCAGGTCAGGACGGGGAAGCAACGTGGTATTCGGGCGGGTAACTGACATGGCGGGTGTCTTTCTCCGCGTACATGCGGAAAACGCAGAATCAACAATGAACACGGCCCGTGCCCGCCAGCACGCGCCACAACTTGAAATGTTTCAAAACAACAAGGCCGGGAGAGCCGATCGGCTCAGGCCGGGAGGAATTCGATGGTGCCGTTGGCCGCGGTGCAGGCTTCCAGGGCTTTGCCGATGGCGGTGCCGGAAGAACTGGTGGTGCCCTGGCCATTGGCCGCGCAATACAGGGTGTCGCCCACGGAACACGTGATGGCCATGTTGATCCGCATGGTCCCGGCGCTCTTCTTGAGCTTGACCGGCACCGGATCGCCGCTGGTCACGGCCTGATCCATGGAGACACCATCAAAGGTGGAACCAGCGCCGACAGCGCAATACGCCGCGTTGCCGGAAGAATTGATGGTCACGGCCCGGAAGGGCGCGGTGATCTGAGCGGTGGGAAACGTCTTGACATTGCCATTGACTTCTGAAGCCATGAAAAACCTCACTTCTGACGTGGCATCGGCCTACTGGCCGATGTTTGTTTGTTTGTTATGTCTCTGACTGTTCAGTGCAGCGAAGCGGAGCCTTTAGGCCGTTCTGCGGTTTTTGAGCAGGTCGCCCTTGGGCAGTTTTTCCTTGTAATCCGCATGCAATTCCGGCTGAGCCTTGCTCACCGCGATCACGGCTTCGCCCAGGGAAATCTTGGCGGTGGCGGCGTGCTGCTGCACGGCCTGCATGAAGGGGTGATCATCGCCGGGGCGCACCTTGGTGGGTCCGCCCGCGGAAAGCTGCAATGAGTTGCCGGCATTGGGAATCGCGGCGGTCTGGCTCGCGGGCGGCAGCTTGGAGTTCTGCGCGGCCTTCTTCGCGGCTTCGGTCTCGGCGGCGACCTTGGATTCATTGTTTGCGGTCAACTGAGCTTTGAGGGCTGTGATCTGTGCCGTCTGAGCTTCCTGCACGGTGTGACCGGCTTCAATGCTCTTGAGCACCGCGCCCGAGTCATCACCAAAGATGCCCTTGAGTTCTGCGAGCGTCGCGGGAACCTTGGTATTCACTTCTGACTTTTCGCCGGCCATACATTCTCCAGTGGGCTGTTCACCCGGTTGTGTGTCGTCAACTTCTTCGCCGTCCGCGGGCGTCACCACAACGGGCTCGGCCACCGCATTCACGCCGTACTTTTTCCGCAGTGAAGCGGTCAATTCGCCCGCATCCACGAGTTCATCCACGAGTTTCTTGTCGAGCAGGTCCTGCCCGCCGAAATATCCCGCCTCCAGGGCGTAGATCTCATCCAGCGAAAGCCCGCGGGCATCAGCAACATCCTGCGCGAAGCTCACCATCACATCATCCGCGAAGCTCTGATATACCGCGATCTGCTCAGCCGTGATCGGAGTTCCATCAGCTCCGGCCGCTTTCAACTTGCCGGTGGTGATCGGAATCACCTTCACGCCCATGCCTTCGTACATCTTGCTGGTGTCATACATCATGATCACGCAGCCGATGGAACCGACGATCGCGGTGGGGGTCGCGTAGATGCGGCCCTGATTACCTTTAGTCAACCGGCACGCGGCCAGATAGCCGCCGCTGGTCATCTGCTCGTGCGCCAGCACCGAAACGCTCTTGCCGCTTGAAGCCAGTGCATCGCAGGCGCTGCGCAGATCGGTCGTGCCAAAGACACTCCCGCCCGGACAGTTCATGCTCACCAGCACGTGCTCAAACGATGGATCCGCGGCGACCTCATTCATGGCCGCGCACACCTGCTTCATGGGCACATCGCCCATGCAGTAGGACCAGATATCAAAGTTGAACGCCATGGCGCCGGGGATCGTGATGATCGCCAGCTTGCCGTCGCGTTCAATCAGCACATCGGACTTGGCGAAGCAGTCCCAGAACCGGCAATCGGTGGGGGGATTGGCTTCGATCAGGGCATCGACCTGGGTCTGCGAGCGGACCAGCGCGGGCGCGTAATTCGCGGGCAGCAGTGCCACCGCATGCCCCGATTTCTTCGCCAGTTCTGCCGTGCTCATTTCGGAATACCTTTTTGCACCACCGCCGCACCCGCGACGACGGGCGTGATCTGCTTGCTCTTTTCGTCCGCGACTTCCAGGGCCCGCACGCGGCGGATATCCGCCGCATCGCCGGTGCCCAGTTGCTGGGTCGCGGTATCCGCGGTCTCCAGATTGGCCTGCACCGCCTTGATATGGGCGTCCACATCAGCGCCGAAGTCGGGCGTGGGCAGGCTGGGAGCGATCACATGCATCGCGTTCCAGTCTTCCACGAACTTCAATTCCCCGGCCCGGATCGCATCCGCCAGGCGGCGTTCGCACGCCCACTTGAACATGTCGATGATCGCGGCCTGCTTGTACGCGATCTGCCGGAAACACACCGCGATCGCGGATTTGAATCCGTGAAAATTGGTCTGACTGGGATCAAGCAACACCAGGATCAGGGGCAATCCCCCCGAGGCCGTGCACTGCATGCCCACCATCGATGCGAAATCGCGTGCATACGCGGTGGGATATTCCGGATGGAGCTGCTCGACCGATTCATTGGCTCCAAGCGTCAGCGAATAGCCGGTCTGCAGTTCCAGGTTGTGGGCTGGTGTGCCCGCCGCCGGGTTGTCCACATCGCCTTCGAGTTCAGAGAGCGGGTTGGATCCGTCCTCGGTCTTGAAAATGTACCCCAGAAACGTGGCCATCTTGGCCGCGCGGGCCATGTCTTCCACGTAGGTTTCCAGCAGCTCAATCAGAGGCACGGCGGAAGCCAGGCTGGGCAGGCCGCGGGTCTGTCCCACTTCCTGGTCCACCGGGTTCACGCTGAAATACACATCAGCCGCGGGGATCCGCACCACGCCGTTAGTGCCGGCCAGTCCGGCCAGGGCATCAGCGCGTGATTGCACGTGGAAGGCCACGGGCTTGCCGCTTTCATCGATCTCGACGCCGCCCACGCAGGTGGAGGTATCGGTCATGGCCCAGCCGCCCGGGTTCACGATGCGATCGGCTTCGATCTCCTGAATCAATCCGTCCTTGGTGTAGACCCATGCGATGTCGCCCGCACAGTCCCATTCATTGCTCACGCTTCGCAGCGCCTGCGTCATGGAACGCCCCCGCCCTTTGAGCGTGGGAGCGTTGCACCAATTTTCCAGAAGCAGCTTGGCTGCCTTGTTGTATTCTTCGTCTGCAGTGGTCAGTTTCAGAATCAACCCATCGGCGATCATCAGATCGGCCATGCGGTTGACCATCGACTTCGCGAGCGTGAAACGCCGCTTGGCCTGCCGGCACTCTTCCCGCAGCTTGCGCTGGGTGTAGCCGGTGAGAAAGTTGTCCGCCAGCCCAGAATACGGCGTGAGCGTGGCCCGCACCCGATTGCGATCCGCCGCCGGAAACGCGCGATTCGTCGGCACCATCGACACCGGAGAGCCCCCCGAGCCGGGCCGCCGACCGCCGCTGTAAACCCCATTGCTCGCAGCAACAGCCCCAACGGCCATCCCGCGGCGCATCCCCCGCCGATACTGCATGCGGGCCGCATCGGCCACAGCGCGTTCGCGGGGAGGAAGTTCGGTATTCATGCGTCAAAGGCCGGAGAACTGGATCTAACTGGGCTGCCCGAACTTCACCACATGCACCCGCGAATTCACCCGCGCAGTGCGTAATTCAAATTTCTGCTGGGCCCGCAAATCACTGAGCAGCAGTTGCAGCGTCGATGCATCGCGGGAGTTCCCATTGGATTGCACCGAAGCCGTCACCGCGTTGGTCACTTCCTGAATATGCAGATTCAGCCGCGTAAATCCCGCAGCCGTGAGCTTCTGGCTCGTATCCCGCATGGTCGTCCAGTCGGAATAGGTCCAGACTGCCATAAGACCTCCGCTGCGCGGGCGTGACCTCAACGCTGCCGAGCGACATCCGCTCCGCTACGTTGTCACTCCACTCCGCTCCAAGATGCGACCAGACCTGCTCGCGACCATTGCCTTTTTCCGGAGACCCATGAAATGGGTCTGCGAGAGTTGCCAGGGGTTGAGGCCCTTTGGGCCGACACCCCTGGTAGGCAGGCCCTTGGCCTGCTTCCTCAGAAGCCTTGATGTGGAGGTTGCCTCCACATGGTGTATTGCTTAAAAACTCAAGGCACCGCGGGCGACTTCGCCAGTTCACTCTTGATCTGTTCCAGCCTGATCGCCGCCTGCCGCTTGCGTTCCGCCGCGGTATTCGACGCCTGCAGGGCCTTCATCTTGTCGAGCTTGATGGCCGTCCGCTTGGCGTTAATCTCCCTGGTCTTCTTCTCCAGCTCCAGCGTGAGCAGATTGAGCGCGGCATCCAGGGCCCGGACCTCGGTATATGGGTCTTCAAGCCGCTGGATCTCTGCCGCACATTCATCCGCCGTCAATTCTGCCACCGGCGTCTGCGACACATCACGAACAGAACTTGAACCATGATCGGCGGCGCTGGTTGCTGTGCCGGTGGCAGCGGTCTCGGTCACTTGCGTGACATCACCGGTATCACCCGCATCGCCTCCAACGCCCTCCAACACCTCGCCCTCGCTCTGGTCCTGGTTCACATCGGCCGCCTCCGCCTGCTTGTTCTTATTCTTCGCCATATACCTCTAACCCACTTTGCATACAAAAAGCGGACATCATTTCCAAAATCTAGTGTTTTATGCTGATTTTTGGGGGTGTTTTTGTTGCAAAATTGTTTGAGCCTGTCGCCGCATTCGGGGCTTCATTGCCGCGCAGCAGCGTGAATCCGGTGCTGGTCGACCTCAAAATCGAGACGTGGCACCGATCCGCCAGGGCCCGCAGATACTGCTCGCAGTCCCAGAAATCGTTGCGCATCCCCAGCGTCCCCGGTTTTTTGAACCAGCCCCATTTCCCCCAGCCGCCGTTGGCCTTGTCGCTGCTGGGCCGGTATTCCTCGCTGGTCATGTGCTGCAGGTAATCATCGCCGGTGTCGCCGGGCAGAAAAGATCGCGTCAAACCAATGGCATCGCCCGCCTCGGATTTCAGCAGCCCCAGCCGCGGATCGCTCTTGAATTCGTTATGGATCGCCTCTTTGTAATGCGGCCCGTTCACCGTCATAAGGTGCACGCCCATCACCAGCTTGGTGCCATCGCGCATCTGGTCATGCACCTTGCAGTCATAGGGCATGGCCATCGACGCATTGGAACTGCCCTTGATCGCAAACACCTTGGGCACGCCCGGCATCTTGGGATTGGAGGGCGCGAACTTGCTCACCATGGCGTACAGGTCGCGGGTCTGGTCGCCCGTATCCACCGCCCACACGCACGGCCGCCACGGCACCACCACCATCTGCCCGGTTCCGTTCACGCGCTTCTGCTCGTATTTCACGCTGCGGATGAACTGCTCGAGCTCGGCCACCGGCGTTGATTGCTTGCAGAAAATTTCCTGATGGTCGATCAGCCACGATTTTTCGCCCGCGGCCCCGAACCCGCGGCACACGTAGTAAAACCGATTGATCTGCACATCGACTGCCGCCAGCAGCACCTTCACATCCAGCGGGATCTCGCGCTTGAGATACCCCCCATCGGCCTCGCGCGTGCACAAGATCCGCAGCGCGTGGGCCTCGATCCGTTTGCCCTTGGCCGTGTACGGTTCGCCCAGCCGCTCGGTATAAAACTCCGCGGGCGGCAGGCCCTTGTGCTTCACAAACTCAGCCGCGATGTCACCCCAGGTCGATTCCGGAAAGGGTGAATACAACTCGCTCAACTGATAACTGCGATGGCTACTGATCGCTTTCTCCGCGAGCCCTTCGCGCGTCGCTCGCCATTCACCCGCCGCGATCATCCCCGGTTTTTCATGCTCAGGAATCCGCCGCTGGCAGGCTTCGCACTCATACCAGGTATTGAACCGCACATCATCTTCGCGGGCCGCACTTCCGCCCTCCCACTTGAGCTGCGAAAACCGCAGCACCTGCATGTGCCGGCACGCCTTGTGCGGACAAGGCACGAAATACCTGCGTTGATCCCCGCTCAAAAACTCCGCGTGAATCCCCACCTTTTCATCCGTGGGCGTCGAGCTCACCACCAGCTTGCGGCCCGGAAAAGTCTTGGATCGATTCCGCAATCGGCCCACCGCGCCCGGGTCGTCATACTCATCGATCTCGTCACAGAACAAACGCCCGCGCGGCATGCCCTTCTGGGTGCGGGCCGTCTGGGCCATGGCATAATCCACAAACCCGCCCTTGAACCTGATCCCCTCGGTGGTGATCGGATCCGTCTTCACCAGATGCTGATTCACCTGCTTGCATGCGTTCACCGCGGGTTTTAATCGCTTGATATTGAACTTGCGCACATCGTCTTCAGTCGGCCACATGAACATGCACGATTTACTGAGCACATCGATCGTGTAAAAGATCATGTTCAAAATCGCTTCGGTCTTGCCCAACTGGGCCGCGAACATCAGCGAAATCTGCGTCACCGCTGGATCGTTGTACGCATCCATCACCTCACGCAAGTACGGCGTCCGCGCCGTCTGCCACCGCCCCGGCTCGGCAGCACCTTCGGTGGGTAATTCCCGATACGCATCCGCCCACTGCGACACGGTGATAGTGGGGCGCGGTTTGAAAATTCGCTTGGCGAGCTGGGAGAGAAGGGCTCGCGCACTACGCTGGGGAAGATTCCGCTGCGCGGGCATTGCCGAACCCGCTGCGCGGGCTTCTACCTGGGCGCTGCCATGTTGCACCCGCTCCGCTACGTTCGCCGAGGGCTCTCTCCACTTCGCTCCAGGTTGCGACGCGACCTTGGTCAAGTCGTTTGCCCCTCCGGACGTGGCATCGGCCTACTGGCCGATGGCGAACTCGTCCGCTGCTCATACACCTTCACTGCTTCAACTAATCTTGAAAGCCTCCGCGTTGTCCATGGGTGCGTTGCTTCTAATTCCTGCACTACCGATTCGGGAAGTTCCTTCGCCGCTCTGGCAATCTCCAGCAATGCGGACACGTCCGCGCCCGTCAACCCCGTGATCTTTCCCACCCGTTCGGCGTGGGTCCGCTCCAGATTCGCTTCATGCTCCCGCAACGAATCAAAGTGCCTCTCATACCGCTTGCACTCTTCCGTAAATGTGGCATCGAGATCGCGCACCTCGCGCAGGCGTTGTTCGACGTGGTTCTCCCGCAGCGGCATGCGGATCCACAGATAGATCAACCACAGCACCCGCGCGACCACATTGAAACCGATGGGCACGTAATCAAAACGCCGCGCTTCGGGTCGGAATCGAAAGCTCCCCAGCCACCAGGGCACGCGGCATCCATCCGCACATGTCCATACCAATCCCTTGCGCTCAATGTGTCGTTCAATCATCGCCGATCGAGATCCAAACGTCCATGTCACTGGTTATGACTCTCGCCGGATTTGATGATGGTGACCGCCCGCG